CTGTGAAAGTCACATCATTTTCAAATACGACTTTTACATTTCTGTAGAGTGGTTGATTGTCCGTTTCAGTTTTCTTATCGTTTCTAAATAAGTTTAACCAAGTTGCCATTTATAAACCTCCTTTGGTTTGTGTTGTTGGTTGTTCTTGTTTTGCTTGTTTAACATTTGATGCGATGTTTCCATCATCATCAAAATCTGCTTCTAAGTTCAGCATCGCTTGAATGTGATATCTTCTAAAATAAGTGATACCACTTCCAATTTGTTGGGGTGTACTTTGTACTGTTCCAATTGCTGATTTAGAGTGTATTGATTCATTCGTATCAATATGAGTTAGTGTTGTGATTAGATACTGAATGTTATCTTCAAAACTAAGAGTGTAGTGCAAAGATAATTTATTCTCATAAAGTGCGTCTTTACAAGATTTAAAAATATCTTCTAGTGTAGAATAAGTATGAACACCATTTTGTGTTTTAAAAAAATTATTCTTTCCACTTTTCTCTAAAGTATTAAAGTTTTGTTTGGCGTTTTCTAACGCCTCTAGTAGTTTTGACATTTAGACCTCCTGTCTTAATTGTCTGATAATACACTATGACCTCTATTAGTCATACAAGTATTTACCAATCGTTTATAATCGTATTCTACTTTGTCTGGCAACCATAATAACGAAGGTCGCACATACCAATTATAGAATACCTTTCCTGCTTCCATAACTTCTGAAGTATTTTCATCAGCTATGCTTCTGCAAGTTTCCAAATCGTCTGAATAACGATAAGACACTTCTTTACCCTTATTTCCCCTGCTGTCCACTATGGGTGTGTATGTGCAGGAATTTAGGAAAAGAATAAGTAGTATAATTATTCTTGCCATTAGTTTTTATTACCTCCTTTTGAACAAGTGGAACTTGCAACCACCCATCTCTTTTAATCAACAAATTAATGATGTGTTGAAATGGTTTCAGTTCTTGTTTCATTTTTTATTCCCTCCGCTTCGTATAATTTACCCAATGCAGTGCAAAGGGGACATTGTTCTACTATTCCTTCAACATAAACATAATCGTTTCCAGAACAAACAGAACATACTTCTTTTTCGTCTTTCATTATTTCCCTCCTTTAATGTGGTTAATTGCAAACGTATAAAAATCTTTCATTGTCATAGATATTCCTATGTCTTTTAAAAATTCATACGTCTTAGCAACATCGCCTTTACGAACTTGAATAGTGGTCAGCAGTTCTTCTTGTTTCTGCTTACCGCCAAACTGAAGTATCTTTGCTTTGATGTTAGACATTATTTACCTCCTTTCTCAAATATGATTTTAATAAAATATAAAGTGAACCCAATCATTCCTATATGAACGATTATTGTTAATAAATAATTAATCATTATTTAATATCCACTTTATGAATTTCTGATAAATAATCTTTACATTCTCTTAAAGTTGTAAATGTAATTTCAAGGTCATATTCACGAATTGAATTAGGATTAAATTTTTCAATATCCCAATTTTGACAATTTGCCATTTTTGTCATTCGATAATGATTTTCATTAATATCACAAGTGTATTCGTGAGAATGTTGTCTTTTAAATTTATAATTAAACATTATTGTACCTCCTTATTTTTATAATTTCTTTCTATAACAAGTTCTCTAAGTTCTTTATCCCATTTAGTATAAAAACTATTTTTTCGAACTTTGATTAAATCTTTTAATTTTACAATTCTATGTTTTGCATATTCAATCTTACGACCTATAAAAAATAATTTTGCTTCGTCATCATTGATTTCTGCCAATTCATAATAAAGGGATGTAGCAAATAACCCCTTATTAACTCTAACTATATTACCGATTTTTAATTTATTCATTTTTTGTACTCCTGTATTTTTGTTCATAGTTACTTATACCATTTTTTTTATAACTTTTGCAATAGCTAAATTATATTTTTTTTATAATTATTTATGGCATTGTTTTTCGGTAATTTTCCACTAATATCTGAATTACTCTATCTTTCTAGTTTTTTGGTAGAGTATTCCTCCTGTACTTTGGGTGTTTGTTTCGGCAGACACCCTTTTTTTATTTAAAATGAGTACAAGGTCGGATATTTCTTAAATACCCCCTAAAAATGCGTTAAAACGGAAAATTTAGCTATTTTTGATGTCTATGATTGCACCTTTGACAATAATATGGCAACTACCCATATCGGTAATACGTCCTTTATTATCAAACATCACCATACTGGCTATTTTTATAGATATTTCATCTTCTGAAACATAATACCCCTTTGCAGAACCAATAGGGGTGGGAACTTTGTCAATATATTGTTTATCGTGCCAGACAGGTGTTTCTGACATATGGTCATAAAATCTTATCGTTAATTCATCGCCTAATTTGTACTTCATTTCCATTCTATTTTTACTATAATTTTCCTAATTAACAATAAACGGAGGCAAGATGGTGTAAAAACAAAAAAAACTATATTTAGTGAAACCTTGAAGGCAAGATTATTTCGGTAGTCTTGCCTTTTTTATTTTAATCTTTGGTGTTTTACTTTTAGGCATCGCAGTTCTTGATTTGCCTGTTTTCGCACCAATAATCTTTTTACGATACAGTTCTTTGATACTTACTGATGTTGTAATACTCACGTTTTATCCTTTTAGTTGCTCTTTGTTCTCGCCTTGCTTGGCTACGTTTCTTTTTCTCATAATAACGAATTTGATACAACTTCTTTTTGTCTTGCTGAATAATACAGGCAACAGGTGTCTGTTTGTTTTTACCTTTAGTGTGGTCTGGGTGGGAAAAGAAATAAACGCAGTTCTTAGATAGAGAATTTGCTTCTTCTACAAATTCTAATAATCGGTCTATATCGTGAGGTATGTCTGTATAAAGGATTGCAGAATATTTTTTATTCCAAGCAACATCGTTTTTGAGAATGTTCGTAAATGAAGTAAATTCGGTTATCATCAGTTTGCCAGATTGATACGCTTTTAACGACCACTGGCAAACGTCAGATATAGATCTAAAATAATCCTTCCAATTAACCTCTGGAGGATTTATTTTTTCTGGCATTCTTTGATTTTTTCATTTTCTTTTTCTTCGCCATTGATTAACCCCTTCCTATTATAGCCAGTGAACAACACTGTGAACTAAATAGAATACTACCAAAAGAATTAAAACTTGTTTAATGTTTTTCCAACTAAAGTAATCACCATAGTCGTCAATCCATTCAATAAGTTTGTTGATGATTTTATTTTTCATTTACTTATACCTTTCTGTTTCTCGTAAGTCCTTAATCCTGCCATTCCTAACAATGCTAGTACCAATGGCATCAGAGCATCTAAATCTAAACTAGGTAGTGGTTGTGTTTCAATAGAAAAAAGTGCCAAGAAAAACATAGTAAATTGTTTGGCTACATATTCCCAAAAGATAGCAAACGCACAAGAGATACCGATTAAAGGTCGCCAACTTCTTTGTAAGATACCAGAGATATCAGTCGCTGTTGACTTAGCATCAGCAAGATTAATATCCATTTGTTTAGAATTAATTTCGTTTTCTAATTCTTGTAGGCGTATTTTGATTTGACCTTTTTCTTCTTCAGAAATGTGAAATTCATCTATGACTTTACCAACTGTATTAACAAAACCACCTGTAAATAATTTTTCTAACATTATGCGTCCCTCATTCTTTCACTTAATTCTGTTATTCTTTTGACTATACCTCGTACTTCTGAACGACCAAGTTTACTATCCAACATTTCTTCTGATGCTGTTACATAATCATTTTCTTGTAATGCTTTTCTCATACGTTTGAAACCTAGCAATCTTGGTAATCCAATCCAAAAAGATAATTCCACAACTACTAAAAATGCTTCTTCACTAATAGAATTTTCATCAATAAATACTCTTGCTCCATCAATCGCAATATTAATATCTTGTTTAAATATTTCTATTGCTTCATCTTCTGAGTATTGTTTATTAGGGTCAAAATCTTTTAATTCATCTTTGGTTACAAGATGACCATAACCAATCGTCCATAAACCTGCTGTGTCTTTGTAAGGAATGTGATAACCATTTTTTTTATTACTTCCCTCGTGTTTTAAAACAGAGGCACATAATTTATCAATGTCCATATTTCTTAATTAACCTTTCTAAATACCATTTTGCTTTTTGTAAATCCTCTAAACCATTTTTTGCTTTATGTCTTACCACATATTTAATTATGTTTCCCTCAAAATAATTTAGGTCGTATTCATCAATGAAGTCAGAAACTTCTATTTTTTTTCTGTAATAACTTGGGTTTATTTTATCTGACATTTGTTCCTCCTAATATAGAACTTCGTTCAAAATTTTTCTCACTATATTCTTATTTTCATATTTTATCAATTCACAGGTTTTATTCTCATAAACATATAGTAAATTGACCCCTAGTTTTTTCTGTTCTTTAGATAATACTCTGCGAATAGTTGTTCCTTTTTTATCGCCAGTTTTTCTTAAACTCGCTGTTTTAACATCGACTAATAAAACTTCACCTGTTTCTGGATTAATAGCGACTAGGTCAACAGCAGATTGAACTGATTTCTTTGTATAAACAAAATATCCTGCTCTCGTAAGATAGTATTCAGCAATAAGTTCAGACGCTACGCCTTTTTGCTGTTTTTCGTCCATATAGACAACTTTCTATAATGTTTGATAATTGGTTGCATCTACACAGGCAAATCTGTATTTACGAATATCATATTCTTTCATTAAGAAGTGTAGTTTAGTTCCTTGATTTTGGCAATCTTCTAAAGACTTATGTTTTTCATTAACAGAGATACAAACTGAGTTATAGCAAAAATATCCCACAAGGAATATTGCCTTTAAAGTCACTTAATGACACCTAGTAATTTGACAAATCC